GGGTAACCTAGAGATTCATACTCCTTCATTATTGAAACGCCATTGTAAAATTCAAGAATTTCGTCTGAAATAGAAATTAAAATGTCATCACCATAAATCATGGTGGAAGTATTATCAAGCCAGGCTTGAAAATAATTCATTTTTGAAGGTTCTGCCAAAATCATATAAAAATAAAGTGAAAGAATCAAATGAATCATTGGATTAACTTCAGCTGTTCCTGGAAAACCAGAAACAATGCCTCGGTATTTTTGGTAAACTGTTGTTCCATATTGAATATGGGCGAACATTACCTCTGTTAAAATTGCACGAATAGCTAATTCTTGTGGTGAGTTAAGCTCATACCCACAAAGTCGTGAAATTATTCGGCCAACTGTGAAAATCAATTCAGGGCGAACAAAGCCGTCCCAATTTGAAACATCAAAGTCAACACAATTTTTAAAGCGGTTCATATAATGAAAAGCTGCACTCCACTCTGGTCCGTCTGGATTAATGCCTGGACAAAGTGGGAAAGTTCCATCAGCTCGCCGATGAAAAGCTGCCCACATGTCGAGAGTCAGTTCTCGCCACAGCAAAATATAAAACATATTCATGCAAGTGACGCTCCGCGTTTTTGGGGGTGAGTCATCTGTTCCATAAGCTTTTGCTTTTGGACGTAACTCGTCTTTTGGAAAATCATATGAGAGAGTCAATGGTAAGACTCCCTCAAATAATTTTGATTTGAATACTTCGTATTCTGCTAATATGCGATCGTCAATATGTGAAACAAATCCTTCTTCGTTAATTTCGAAATAATCACGCTTTCCTTTTTGTTTACGCTTTTCATGAACAAAGGGAATTCCTGGTGAAGTTCGTAAATCCGTTGGATTGGATCCATCCTCACGTGTTCCAGTTATTGTGGATCGGATATCAAGTTGTTGAAATTTTGATTTATCAAGTTCAACTGAAAACCAGTCAACTAAAGAATCTTCTATATATTGAAGTAATTTTGGGTCAAATGGTTGAATGGTACCTCTAAAATACTTACCAATTGAATGTGAAAGTGGATGAATTTCAGTACCATTATATAAATGTGGATCAAATGGAGACAGACATGCTGGAACACGTTTTGATTTGTAAC